AAAGAAACATGGCTCTGGCTGAAACAGCGTGGCTGTGAAAAGCACGTCAACAAACGGCTGCTGGAAAGCTACTCGCAGGCATTTGCTCGATTTGTACAGTGTGAAGAAGCCCTTAGTACCTATGGACTGCTGGGAAAACACCCGACCACCGGCGGCGTTATTGCCTCTCCGTTTGTGCAGATGAGCCAGACATTTCAGAAACAGGCAAATTTGCTCTGGTATGAGATTTTCGATATTGTGAAACAGAACTGCACGACCAAATTTGACGGTACGCCACAGGATGATTTGATGGAACAGCTTCTGAGCAGCAGAAAGTGAGGCAGTATGAAAGAAGATACTCAATTCTGGCGAGATCTGAAAGCCAATCGCCAAAAGATGACCAAACAGCAATACCGCACGCTCAAGGGGTGCAGGTTGCCAGTGGCAACCTCTCGCAAAGCGAGAAGCACCGACCGAGGCGACAGCCGAGACCTGGCGGTCAGTGGAAAAGTACTGGATGCCAGAAAAGGCTTACAGAAAGTTTTGAAGCGGAGGAATGGAGCATGACCACAACTACAGAATTTCAGCTTGTTGACATCAACAAGTTAGTACCCTATGCGAATAATGCCAGAACGCACAACAAGGAACAGATCCTGAAGCTTCGTTCCTCTCTGCGTGAGTTTGGCTTTGTGAATCCGGTCATTATCGACCGGGAATACAATGTGCTGGCTGGACATGGACGCATTATGGCGGCAAAGGAAGAAGGAATTGCAGAAGTTCCCTGTGTGTATGCCGACCATCTGACAGAAGCACAGAAGAAAGCGTACATTCTTGCTGACAACCGGATGGCATTGGATGCCGGCTGGGACGAAGAACTGCTGTCTGTAGAAATGCAGGAATTGCATGAGCTTGGATTCGACCTTTCCATGACCGGATTTGATGAAAAGGAACTGACAGACCTGCTGGATGTGGATGCAGACAGCGAAGCAAAAGAGGACGACTTCGACCTGTCCGCCGCCTTGAAAAAGGCAGCTTTTGTCCAGCGTGGCGATGTATGGACAGTTGGCAGACACAAGCTGATGTGCGGTGATGCAACATCTGCGGAAGATGTATCTGCTCTCATGGGTGACACCAAGGCAAATCTCATTCTGACCGATCCGCCCTATGGCGTTTCGTTTAAGAGTGCCAGCGGTTTGACCATACAGAATGACAGCATGAAGAACGAGGAGTTTTATACATTCCTGCTGTCCTCCTTTCAGCGAATGGCAGAACATCTGGAAAAAGGCGGTTCTGCCTATGTATTCCATGCAGACACCGAAGGGCTGAATTTCAGAAAAGCTTTCATTGATGCCGGATTTCATCTTGCAGGCTGCTGTATTTGGGTAAAAGACAGCCTTGTGCTGGGACGCTCCGATTATCAATGGCAGCATGAACCTGTGCTGTATGGCTTTATGCAGAATGGAAAACATCACTGGTATTCCGACCGCAAGCAGACGACCATCTGGCATTTCGACAAGCCGAAACGCAATGCCAATCACCCCACCTCCAAACCGCTGGACTTGCTTGGCTATCCCATCGGAAATTCTACACAGGAAAATGGCGTGGTAATGGACACCTTTGGCGGCAGCGGCTCTACTTTGATGGCTTGCGAACAAATGAATCGCATCTGTTACACCATGGAACTGGATGAAAAATATGCCTCGGTGATTCTTCGCCGCTATGTTGAGGATACCGGTGATGCTGACGGTGTGTATGTAATTCGTAACGGACAGCAGATTCCGTATATGAAACTGGTCAAAGAGGTAGAGACAAAGGAAAGCTGATAGTTAGCTTATTCATGGATTATAATCAACCCATTCTCCATCAATTAGCGTTTCAAGCTTTCCCCATTCCGGTTTTCCGGTATTACGACCTTTTACCCTAATCGGAATCAAAGCGTCGTCTCGACAATCAGGCAACGGATCGCCTATATCGATCCATCCTCTTTCATCAATTTCGTCGTTCCAGTCTTCAAAGACACCCTCAAGATCATCAAAGCAATAATCATCAAATGATGCCTGCACAGCATTTATGTCGCAATAATAAAAAAGGAAAACACCTTCGCGTTTTTTTCGATAAACTACTATCTTATATACAGTATCTTTATTATTGCATTTATATGGATTTTTCAAATATGCAAGTTTTCTCATGATATCACATACCCTTTCTTGCTGAGTTCTTTCTATGATTATACAGTGCATCCGTCGATGTGTCAATATCCGAAAACGCTATAATATGCACAAATCAGCACAAATTCGTCCCGTACATATTCTCCGTTTTACAGTCTTGCTATCTGTGGAAAAAAGAGTTAACATATGTACTGCCGAAAGGCAAATCACCGAAAATCGGGAGGAAAACATATGATAATTGAATTTCATCTTGCAGGAGAAAATCGAAAGAAACTGGCATGGGCGATAGCCACGATCATTGGAACAACGGCAGAATATCAGTATATGCCCACCTGTACTTACAAAATCGGGGAATGCTACACTGTTACCAAGTCCGGTGATCTGGAAATCAGCGATCAAGCCGACCGTAAGGAAACAGAACGGCTTCTTGCCGAACTGGCAAGTCGGGGCTATGCTGTTCCGGACACCACAGAACCGGAATCCAAGGGCTTGACGGTGCAGATGCCAGCCGATTTCTTCACGGAACATACACTGGGCAATCTCCGGCAGATCTGCGAAAACAAGGTTGCCCTTTTTCAGGCAGCTTTTCAAACCGACTGTTTGGACATCATTCCGTCTGATGAAAAGGTGGAATTTCCATGGTTCACGGTCGAACAGGACGGCGATGCAGATGCCTACTGCACCTTCATTTCCATGCTCTGCGAATTTGCCAAGAACCAGAGCCGCATCAACCGCAAACCGGACACCTCCGACAATCCCAAATACACCATGCGGTGTTTCCTGATTCGTCTGGGAATGGTGGGTGCAGAATTCAAGGCAGCAAGAAAAGTCATTCTTCGCAATCTCACAGGCAATTCCGCATTCAGAAAGGTTGGTGATACTGATGCAGTTTCCGAGTGAATCATATCTGGAACAGCTGCGAAA